AGGCATAGCAGCACCTACAGCAGCTAGTCTTGTATTAAGTATTTCATTATCTTTTAATTCTGCTCTATGATTATTGACAGCAAACTTAAATTTAATAAGACCATTAAATCTATCCCAATCATCAGCAGTTATAATACCCTTTAATATTAACTGTTTTTCTAATATTTTAAGAAATAATTGTGAAAATTTCTGTCTTAGACGAATGATAAACTTATCGAATTTTTCTTCTTCATTTGTAGTTTCTGTACCACCAGAAAAAAGACTATTTGAATCTAATCTTGATACAGGAACACTTAATGATTCGTTTAATTTTTTATTAAAATATTCTATACCATCAAGTGAAGAAAATAATGCAGTACCACCAGGAAGACCTGATATTTCTGTATTTTTACCATTTTGTCTTAATAACCAGAAATCTTCTAGCATAGTCATATGACGTTTATCATTGCCTATTTCGCCAGTTTGATTATTAAAGACTACTTTGTTCTTATATTTGTTTTGTAGTTCTGCAAGTATTTGTGCACCTTTAGCAGGAGGTGTATCACCTACATCAATATAGAATACTCTTCTTTCAGGTGCTCTTGATATAGTATATATAAGAAGGGCATCTTCCATAGACCTTAACATATTAAGAGGTCTAATAGCCTTATGGAGATGTGAATGTATCATATTACCATCAGGGCTTTGCAAACCAGATGTACAATGTATAATAGAATCCTTGGCTATCTTAATACCACTAGCAGATGTATTGTTTACATATGATGTAGTAGCAGCGTTTCTAAAACCTTTATCATTATATATATAATATTCATCTTCTATTTTATTAGATGTATTAACTTTATTTCTATTTTTAGCTAACTCTCTTATTTTTCTTATTTTACGAGGATCAATATATCTTAGCTCTTGAATACCTTCTTTAATATTATTAGGGTCTACTATAGCATGATATAATAGTCTTCCATCAACATACCATCTTTCTGCTACATCATGACCAGACTCATTAAATTCTAATAAATCTAATACAGTATCAAATTCTTTAATTATAAGATCTTGTACTTTTTTAGCTTCATCTTTTAGATCATCTAATATTAATTCTACTGGTTTTGTTTCTGGTTCTTGTACAACTAGTTCATTAACTATTTCATCTATAGCATGTTCTACCTGTGGATAGGTCGCCATATCCCTGTAGCGGTCTATTAACTCTGCTTCGCTTGATATAGCTCCTTCTATATCAAGATAGGTTCCATAGGCACCAGAGCCTTCTACAACGACTGCGCCATCGTCCTTTACATTAGGGACGAATGAAGATAGTTCTTCTTTTTTACGATTGATAGTAAAACCAAAAAGGTCGAATGCCATTAATAATTCACAATATTAAATAAAATTATAATGTTCCTGCATCTCCTGTTATACCAGAAACAGTCCAATAATCATACATGAAGGTTACATTGAATTTTTCATAACTATTATTATTAGCCCAACCAAGATCTATAGGCGAAACAGTTTGAGGATAAATATTATGAAATTCATAGGTTCTTAGTTTTTTACCATCTTTACCTAGCTGTATAATTTTGCCTTGTGATTGATAGTCTTGTAAGGTTCTTCTGTTACGTTCAGGATGATTTATCTCTGACTGCCATTGTTCCATAGCATTTCTTATATCAAAGTCTTCATCATTCATGATAGTAACATCCCAAGGAGAATATTCAGGTTCTCCTACTTCATTATGTACTCTACCAAAATAAGGTATTCTTATATTACCAAAAGTCTTTGATGGTAGGGCAGAAGCTTCACAAAGAAAAGGTAACTTAAAATCTGCTACAGAATTAGCTTTATTAGTAATAAAGCACTGAAATAGATTAGGTCTTGCACCACCATTTTTGAAATTACTTATAATATCATTAAGATTAAACATTTATATACCTCTATTATGAGCTTGTTATTACATTAAATTCTACAGAAGAATCAGATGCAATAAAATTAAGTTGAATAGTATGAATACTATGCTTAGGAACGATATAAATATCACCTACAAATCTATTACTATCCACTACTTCAGGTGTATTATTACTTTCATCAGCAATAACCTTAAATCTTTCTAGACCATTTCTACCTTGAACATCTCTTAGGAAAGGCTCAACAAGATTAAGAAACTGTGTTCTAGTAAAATCATCATTAAATTCAAATAATAGATTACGTGATGCAAGAGCAATAGTCTTCTCTAGTATGATGAATAATTTACGAATACCTAGTTCATCAAATGCTTCTTGACGACCTGTATTAGTTTTATCACCATATAATATAGTGCCAGCAATATCAAAGTTAACAATGGGGTTTATATAGTTAGCAAATAACTGTGTAATTTCTGTATCATCAGGATTATATGCACTTTTAACTACATTTTTAATACGACCTCTATTAAAACCAGCAATAGAATACCAAGCATCTCTGTCAGAGTCAGTTCTTACTGATAAACCTGCTGTATCACCATTATAAGGCACCCATCTAAATACATCATTATACTTATCATATTGATACTTATAGTTAGCATCACCAAAGGCATATGAACCTTTACGTACCTTATTATTAAATTCTACTATATTAGTTACTCTATCAATAGGATTTAATGTTACTTCTTTTGTTGGTGAATAATGAACTACACAATCTTTTCTAAACTCTGATATATTATCTATCATATAATTAATAGATTGAACACCATCTTGTCCTACTGATTTACCAGCCATGACAATACTTAAATCTAATTCTGATTTACTTTTTAATAAGTCAATTGCATTAGCAACTACACCAAATGATATATCTGATTCACTAGGCCCAGATTCACCGCCAACAAATGATTCATTATATGGTACTTCTAGGGCTGATGTAGTAATATTAGCAACTGTATTGGAAGGAAGCCCCGATACATCATTGCCAGCCCAAATATATTGAGAGGTATTATTGACTATATTTTTATAATATAAGCCACTACCATCGACAGCTTTAGCATTAGTACCACGACTTAGGTTAGGAAATACTTCAAGTATTGTGCCGCCAGTACCTGAAAATAAACCATCTTCATCCACAACCACGATACTAAGCTCGTCAACTTGACTTGAACCAGCTTTTTGAGCCGTAAAGGAGGGTTTAGGAATATTCGATGCAACATTAAAATACTCCCATTTACGTGATATAGTATTTGACGTAAAATTTGTAGAACGTGAATAAGGTTGATCCAATACAAGATTAAAATATGTTTGACCAGTAGGTGAAAGCGGATTAGTATTACTAAGAGGTGTGATTTCTCTTACTCTTATTGATTGTGTACCAATAGAACTATTACCTACCTCAATATAATCACCTACTGTAAAACTATTACGTAATGTACCAGCAGCAACATACGTATTAGCAAAACTTAATGTAGCAGAGTTAGCAATAAAAACATTAGCAGTAGCAGAATTAACATCTAATGTGATACCCGCAGTACTAGGTATTACTGTATTATTAGTAGAACCTGATAACTGATAAGGATTAACAATAGAAGCAAATTGTTTAGGTGAACCACATACAGATACTTTAAGACTATTACCTAATGAAGAAGGATATTTAGCAACAAATTCTACTCCAGCAGGAATACTAATATTTTCAAATTCATCCTCATTTTTTATTAGTACTGTACCGCGATCTACTATACTAGCAGAATTAGCAAAAGCATTATATACCCTATCAAAAGCATGATAATTTAATGTTTCAATATCAGCAACAGTAGAATTCCCAGACGCAGCATTTGACGATAAAGTAATTATAGTATGTGTATTATTAGATGTAGCAGCATTAACTAGTGTACCATAAGGTATATTGTCTCCATATACACCTTGACCTGCTAATACAGTTGTGGTATTAGATGATATTAATACTGTAGAATTACCAGATAGTGCTGTAGCATAATTAGTTGATATACCTGATGTTTGACCTGCACGACTTATATATAATGAACCACCGTACCCCATAAAGTTAGCAGCAGTAAAAAATGTTTCATAGTTATTATTATCTGGTTTTCCGTACTTTTTAACTAATTTATCTTCATTACCAGATACTAATGCTACCTTATCAATTGGCCCCCAATTGAATATACCAGCAACAGCACCAATCGTACTAGATACATTAGGCGTACTGGTAGTCTGATCTATCTCGTTAATGTTAATACCAGGGATTACTAGACTTGCCATATTTTTTCCTCAAATAGGGATTTTAAATTCTCTATCTATTTATTAAATCGAAAAATAGGCTAATATTAATATTAAAAATTATAATAGCTAGTAGACTCATAAAATGTTTCAGGATTATTATAATCAATAACAGGAGGAGCAACGTCACTATTATGAAAACCAGAATCAATTAACATAAATGGTAATAATGATGTAATAATTTGATCATCTGTCTGCTTACGCAAATTAGCCATAGTATTAATATCAGTCAATTGTGTAAAATATTTCTGATTAGTCATCCATGCAAATAATACCAAACCCATTACAAGATCATCATTAGCACCCTCTTCTGCCTCATACGAATCACCATCACGACTAAATCTTGATAACTCCTCTATAGTAGCATGATCATTTATTATTAATTGCTTCTGCTCTATTAACATCTTTAATACACTACAACCAATACGCTTAGTAGTAGAAGAAGTCTTTATACCCTTATGTATAAGCTTGCCAAAACCAGTAGATATACGCTGTCCCGCTTTACCAGCATTCTCAGTGAATATCATATTCTCATTCTCATATTCATTATATAATATATGAGATACTGTAGCACCCATGTTATTAATCTCTACCAATATACTTGCATCATTATACAGCTTAGATATATTATGAACAATACCAGCATAATCCTTTATCTCTATTAAATTATTCTTGTACGTACATACCTGCTGATATGGCATCTCCGTTATATCTATTACCTGAAATGCAGAATAATCAAGACCAATACCCTCAGCTACATCAACCATAATAGTGTATTTCCTACCTAGTACAGGCTTGAAATATTGTGTTAAAGAATCTAAAGTTTCTGAAGTATTGATAGGCTCCATTGGCTTTAACGACTTTAATGTACTACCAGATATTAATGTACCAGAGCTTCCCATAAATTCACAACAATATTCAACGTTGAAAGCTTCTATATCATTATTAAGAGAGGCTAGGGTTTGCTGTCTCCATTTTTCATCCCTACCCGGAACTTTATCCCATTTAACTTCAAAATATTTATAACCATTTGTACCATCTTTAGCCCCTTCACACATTGACCAAAATTTGTTGAGTCCCGATGGCGTACTTGTAAGTAGCATTCTAGAATCTTTACCAGAAGACAAGGTAGGATATACGCTTCGCATCCATTCATCCATATGTGGTATAAATGCCGCCTCATCTCCGTAAACGTAGTTCAAACTTTTACCGGCAACTGCTCTTGAAGAGCTAGATGAAGCTATAATAGAACATCCATTTTCCAAAGATATATCTCCTGTATTCCACCTTAAAATACCTTGTTGTAAGAAATCTGGTAAATTCTCATATGCTTGTTTAATTCTATCTAATACTTGTGTAGCACCATCTTTTTTATGAGCTAGTATAGCAACATTCTTATAAGTATTAAATATTATATAGTGAAGCAGGATACACACTGCTGTTGACGTTTTCCCGGCTTGCCTACTTGTACAAACTATTATATTTCTTGTTTCTATAGCACCCAATATTATTTCTTTTTGATAATCATATAGTTTTATACTAACAAGACCATGATCAAGTGTAACTAGCTTTATATATTTTTCTGCAAAGTATATAGGATCTCCTTCACATTTTATATATTCTTCTATTTGTTCTTTTGTAAAATTTAATTGTTTTCTAGGCTTCTTGAGAAGTGGATTTCCATTATAAAATTCGTTTGACCTAGTAATCATAGACGTGACCAATCAAATCCTTAATATCTTTTATTATATTTTTTGTTATTCTTCCTTTATACCAGCCTTTAGGAATTTCTTTTTCTTTAGATAATTGTTTAGAAATAATATAATTATGAATATGGATAAAATTATTTTTATTACGACTACCTTTATACCAACCATTTGGTATTGATTGATTTGGTTTTACTTTCATATCTAATATACCATTTGTTATACATATTAGATTTTTACAATTTCCAGATAAATCATTTCTTTTATCAAATTCTTCTTTGGTAACTCTAAAAACATCACCATCTATATTTTTTACTACAACTAATCCTAAATGGGCTATTCTATTTTTTTCTTTTGACTTATCCGAGGGGGTTTTCCCATAGTTGTTACTATTTACTCCTTTAAAAGATGTATTATAATATTCTCTTCTTATTTTAGCTTTTTCATATCCGTATATCTCTTCCCATGTTTTATTTTTCATTGTAGAGGTCATACCTAGTCTTGCTATACTTCTTCTGCGTCTTTCTTCTTCAGAAAAAAAAGGAATTGTTCTAGTTGCATTTTTCATATTATCAATTATATATTGAGGCACCCCTCTCCTCCAACCTTCGGGTATTGGTAGATGTTTAGGTATCTTCTTTAAAACTAATTCGTTGGTTATATTAATATAACCAATATTATTACATCTTCCTCCTATAGACCTATTAATATACATAGGATTCATTTGGACTTTAAAATGTCTTTGTAGTTTTAATTCATGGTCTTGGGCTTCTTTAATATTTAAAAAAGTTTTAATTATATTAGTTTTAAAAAAAAATGGATTATTTTTTCTTTCAGAATCCCAAATTTCCTTATATATTTTTGATACAACAGAACCATTGTAACCTTTTTTCACTTTACATACTTTACTAAAACCTATATAGAAGGGAGGTAGTTTGTTACCCAAATATATTGTGAGATATGTACAATAAATAGTCATATATGCTGATGC